CACTATTTGGAGATAGATTAACTCCATATCCATCTGGTGAACTTGTAGTTCAGACTCCTAATGCAGCATTTGCATTAATATATCTTGGATCAACTGATAGTAATGATCAAATAGGAATTCCTACCAGCGTACAAGGTTGGTGGTTAATGGAGGTATAAATGCCAAGTTACAACCGTGTAAAAGCACAGAAAGCCAGTCCAATTGGTACAATCATGCCATGGACTGGTAGTACCAGCGAGTCAGCATTGACTCCAGATGGCATACCGAGAGGTTGGATAGTCTGTAATGGTGCTCAACTAAAAGCAAAAGATTACCCACTACTCGCACAGATATTGGGTAATTTATACGGTCCTGTAGTAGAGACTGGTCAACCATTTATTGGTATAACCAATTCATATCCAAGTTACAATGACGATGATGTATTCAATCTACCAACTTTAAGTAATCAAGCACTTATAGATTTAGAAGGTAACCAATTAAGTGGACAAGAATTAGCAGTTGTTGGACAATATATTTCAACAAATGGATTTGAGGGTCAGCAACCATTAACAAATGTATTGTCATATATTGATGTGCAATTTCAAGCTGCAGTTGAATCAGAATTAGCAGGAAAAATAAAAGGTATTACTCTTGAAGAACCATCATATTTTGATACTATTAGAACTGTACGTAGAAAACTAGGTGTTGAACATACTGCTACACATACACACCCAAGACCAGAAGGTAGTTTTTATCCATCAGTAGAATTAGGTGGTGGTTATCTTGGATTGATGGATGCTGGATATTTTGAGGTTGCAAGTTCAGAATATTCAACAGGATCAGACAAGGGTGCCACTAGTGATGAACCACTAGCAGATAGATTTGATCCTGGTGTAGTTACATGGACTGCATATGATGAAGCAGTTAATTCACTTCCAACATTGAACAGTCACCGTCATTTTGGTGCAGATTCTAACGTAATTCCACAAGTTCCATCAATTCCAAGAGCAGTAAATCCATATGGACAAACACAAGGATATTCAGATGACAATACATGTGTTACAAATGTACAACAACCAGCAGTCACTGCTCCATTTCCACCACCTGGCACATACTTAGGACAGAAAAACTATTATTCATCAGATCAAGTTCCAATATCAAGAAGAGGTAGTGGTGCTACTCCTCCAACTACTGATGAACAAGACTATTATGGCGTACCTCCAGAGGCAGTAGGAAGAGATTATCCATATCCTACCACATTAAATCATGGTGGTGATGCTTTTACTGCTAATTCATTAGGATCTCATAATCATTTTACTATTGATCTTGCGATGACTAATGGACAAATGAATTTACCTAGCACTTTACTCATAAATAATATGACTACTGGAAACTTAGAACCAATAGATGTAGACAGAGGATTAAGTGTACAGATTAATCCTAATACACCATCCTTAGTCGTACTGTATATTATCAGAGCATACTAATGGCAGTATTTTATTCAAAAGAAAAAGGAAAATTAGGAACTCTTACTGGTTCTATCATAAACTGGTCTAGTCAATTAACATCTGCAGATCCAGAAGATCCTACACTATTACAAACTCTTCCTGCTGGTTATTTAAGATGTGATGGTGCAGTTTATCAGGCAGAAGTATTCCCAGAACTCGCTGTTGTTTTAGGCGTAGGTGCTAATTGTAGATATAAAAAACCAGATACAACTTTACTTGATAATCAATTTCAAGTACCAGACCTTGGTGCAAAGTCTACTAAAACATCATTTTCATCAAACTTAGGAGATTATCTAGACACATATTTGGACAATGACGCAGGAGTAGAGATAACTAAGTCTGGTGTAGGTATGGATGTAAACAGTAATATTGGTACTCAATTTGAAATTCAATATCAAGGTAATTTTTTCTTGCCATCACAGACAATAGAAATTACAGGACAACCTGGTTTTACTAAGTCTAGTGGTAATTATACAGAAGAAACAGAAGTATTACATACAGCATTCCAACCACATGCTCATTTTCATGATGGTAGAAGATCAAGGACTGCATCATCAGTTAATGAATTTGGTTTGTTTGGTAGAAACTCATATTCATCTAAATCTACTTTGTGTATTATGCCATGGGCAAATAATACACAGCAACCATTATGTAAGGCAGCAGCATCTAGAATAGTTGCATTAAGACAAAGTAATAACCCACAAATAAATGGACAAAGAACACATACAGTTTCTTGTTTTGGATTTTTCAGTACTCCTCCCCCTGAGATTCACACATGGTTTGGTGGTTGTTGGTCAGGGTGTAATTTTGATGAACAATCTAAATGTTTGATACCTGGTAGTATTCCTGAGCAAGATATTACTGGTGCTCCAACTGGAACTATATTAGAATTTGAATGTTCTACTCAAGGTTCAAAAGCAAGTACAGGATATCCTATCTACGGACCTGGTGGTGCTGTATCAGGACAATGTGGTGCTAGGACATATGATCCTGAGATGAGTTGTAAAACTGAGAATAAATGTGGTATTGGTGGTGCTAATTGTACTCAATTTGATAATGCAATTAGTGGTAATCTTGCATATGCAGCATTACCACCAAACTATACACCATCTTTAGTAACAGCAGCAACTCAAGTACCATTTGATGGAACAGCAAATAGTGTTACATTTGGTGCTCTTAATAATGTTGTTACTGACGTAGAAGAGTTTGGTAATGAATGTATACATAAACACTTGGTTCCTTTTAATCAAGACCCACATACATTTGTAGTCAAAACACAACCAGCATATATTCCTGGTGGTAACATAACATCAACGATCAATATTGATGTAAATGCTGAAAATAAGGCAGATGGTTACATACAACCATTTCTAGTTCAAGAATTTTTAATTAAATATTAAGATGGCAACATACAGGAATTCATTCTCAAATTATTTTTCCGATAAGACTGGTAACCATGCTCCTGTCGGATCAATTCTTCCTGTCTTTGCAGATGTCAACCTTAATTCAAATGACCCAGAGTACACATATCCACAGCATTTATATTGTGATGGTAAAGAATTAAATATTCGTGACTATCCAGAGTTGTATTCTATTATAGGAACTCAATATGGTGGATCAGTGGCAGTGAATAAAACTGCTCATACTCAACCAGGTGGTTTGAGAAGATCGTTTGTTTATAACAACAAAGTATTTTTTCAATTTTATTATGATCCTACAAACGATAAGGTAAATGTAAAAAGACCATATCCAGATAATACTTTACTCAGATTTCTTCAAGAATCAGGATCACTTGGATCATTTCCTTCCAATGAAGCATTTAATACAACAACATTTTATAGACTCAGAACACCAGAAGGAGCATACCAAACTTTTCTTGATGGTGATGTAGATGAAGGTATTAATTTAACAGAACTTAATTGGATAAATTCACAGGCACAAACAAATGAGTTTGCATATTTTATCTTACTTCCAGACACTGTGGATATGTCAACATATAATGCAGCAAATTATACACTTGACTTTACAACTGGTGGTGGCAGTACACATCCTAAGATAGGTTTACAAAAAAGTTTTCAGTTAAAAGATTATCCGTATAATATTGGAACATTTAACTTACCAGACTATAGACAAAGAAAAATACTTGGATTTGGTACTGTCAATGGAGCAGGAACAGCAACACCAGAAAATGCAGTCAACAACTTTGTTGGACAGACTGGTGGACAGTGGTATATTGCTAGAAATACAGTGATTGATAGCGGAGAGTTCTTTACTCTTGGTGATATAAAAACTACAGGATATAATACAATTACAGCAGACGTCCCTGCATATGCTATTGGTAGTGTTGATTATCAGGTAGGACCTATACAAGATTACATATTTCCATTTCCTCCAGAACATACACATAGAATGTTAACTGTAGAGGTTGATCAGACAAAACAAGCAGAATTGGGTGCAGCAGAAGTTGATAAGTATGCTGTAGCATATCTTGATAGTAGAGCAAATGTCAATTTATTTGAACCAGCTGGTGTTGGTGGACAGGCACTAGGTCACTCTCATGGTTTAATT